AAAGGATGTTTGAGTTTAGATGTGGTGAAGGTCATCTAACAGAAAGATATATTGACGAGAAGGTAAAACATATTGATTGTCCTTCTTGTGAATGTATAGCTCTCCGTATTATTTCTAGTCCGCGTATTTCGTTGGAAGGTGTCACAGGAGACTTTCCAACAGCAGCAGATGCTTGGGCAAGAAAACATGAGGAGGCTACAAGAGTTGCCAATAAACGCAGAGAGGGTTAGCGTCAGGTAACATTTTTTAATTCCTAAAATCACAAACGTGACAGGAGATAGCATGGCGAAATTTGAAGATCCGTTTGAAGAAGCATTCAACATGGAGCAAGAAGAAGAGGAACAGAAACCTGAAGAGCAAGTTGAAGAACCAGCTCAAGAGGAACAACCTGAACCAGAAATACCGGATAAGTATCGTAACAAATCTATTCATGATATTGTTAAGATGCACCAAGAAGCTGAAAAGCTCATCGGTAAACAAGCTCAAGAAGTTGGTGAAGTTAGAAGACTAACTGATGAATTACTTAAACGGGAACTCTATCAAAAACAAGCTAATCAACCCCAAGAAGATGAGACTGATCTAAACGATAAATATTTAGAAGACCCAGTAGGTACGCTAAATAAAGCTGTAGATAATCATCCTGCTATTAAAGAAGCAAAAGCACAAGCCTTTGCTTACAAGCAACAGCAGGTTGAACAGAAACTTAGAAAAGAGTTTCCTAATTTTGATGACGTAATCCAAGACACACAGTTCTTTGAGTGGATTAAAGTTTCACCAATAAGAACTAGGTTGTTTACCGAAGCTCATTCTCAATATGATTATGATTCTGCTGCTGAATTAATTTCAACATGGAATCTTATGAATAGAGATAAGCAGTCAAAACAATCTGACATGGTTATTGATTCTAAAAAAGAAACCGCTAAGAATCTTAAAGCTGCTACAGTTGATACTGGCTCACCTGCTCCGAGTTCTAAAAAGACTTATCGTAGATCTGATCTTATAAATTTACGTTTACGTGATCCAGATCGCTACTATGCTATGCAAGATGAAATTATGGACGCATATGCAACAGGGCGTGTCAAATAGAAAGGAAATAAAAAATGGCACTTGGTACTAATCACGTTACCCTTACTACTGCGGATAAATTTATCCCAGAAATTTGGAGTGACGAAATCATTGCAGCTTACAAGCAGAATCTTGTTGCTGCTAATCTCTTCTCTAAAATGTCTTTCAAAGGTAAGAAAGGCGATACGCTTCACATTCCGAAGCCTACTCGTGGTTCTGCTTCTGCAAAGGCAGCTTCTACTCAAGTTACACTAATTGCTGCAACTGAGTCAGAGCAACAAGTTCTTATCAACAAACACTACGAGTACTCACGTTTGATCGAGGATATCGTAGAGACTCAAGCACTTGCTTCACTACGTAAGTTCTACACGGACGATGCTGGTTACGCTCTTGCTAAACAAGTTGATACAGACCTTATTAGGCTTGGTCGTGGTGTTAATGGTGGTGTTGTTGGTACTTCTGACTACGCTACTTCTGCTGCTTCAACCAACGCTTTCATTGGTTCAACTGGTGCAACGGTATACAACTCATCAACTTCAAACGCTGCTGCGCTTGGTGATAGTGGTATCCGTCGTTCAATCCAGAGACTTGACGATGCAGACGTTCCTATGACGGATCGTTTCCTTGTCATTCCTCCAACAACTCGTAACACTTTGATGGGTCTTGCTAGATTCACAGAGCAAGCATTTGTTGGTGATGTAAGCAATGGTAACACCATCCGCAATGGTCAGGTAGGTGACGTATATGGCGTTAAAGTCTATGTGTCTACCAATGCTGATACTGCTGCTGGTAACACAGCAACTGACCGTATCTGCTTGCTTGCTCATAAAGACGCTTTTGTTCTTGCTGAGCAAATGGGTGTACGTTCACAAGCTCAGTACAAGCAAGAGTACCTTGGTACGCTATTCACCTCAGATATGCTTTACGGTGTAGCTGAGTTGCGTGACGGCTCTGCTGTTGCTCTAGCTGTTCCAGCCTAATTATTAGGCTAATGTAATACCTCCCCGGATCTAACAAGGTCTGGGGAGTTTTCTTAGGAATTACAACCAAGTAAGGAATAATATAATGGCTATATGGAGAGGTGTTGGCGGAGCAGGTGACGCTACTGTAGACGCAACTAATGAAGCTGCTGCTGCTGTAACTGCTGCTAATAACGCAGCTACATCAGCCTCTGCTGCTGCAGCGTCAGCTACATCTGCAGCTACTTCAGCAACTAACGCAGCTACTAGTGCAACTAGTTCTAGTACGTCTGCAACATCTGCTGCAAGTTCAGCTACTTCAGCAACTTCATCAGCTACTACTGCTGCTACTCAAGCTACTAACGCATCTACATCTGCAACTGCTGCTGCATCATCAGCAAGTGCTGCGTCTACTTCTGCAACTGCTGCAGCTAGTTCAGCAACATCTGCTGCAAGTTCTGCAACATCTGCTGCTACTGCACAAACTAATGCAGAGACAGCCCAAACAAATGCTGAAACTGCAGAAACAAATGCAGCAAACTCTGCTACATCTGCAGCTAGTTCTGCAACATCTGCCGCTGCTTCTTATGATTCCTTTGATGATAGATACTTAGGTGCTAAATCCTCTGCTCCTACGTTAGACAATGACGGTGATGCTTTACTGACCGGTGCATTATATTATAACACTGTAATAGGTCAATTATATATCTGGAATGGATCAGCATGGGATGACGCTGCTTTCTCTGCTTCAGGTGCTGTAACTTCTTTTAATACTAGAACAGGCTCAGTTACTCTTAGTGCTACTGATGTTAATACTGCTCTAGGTTCTAATGCTGTTTTAGATTCTGATATTGGATCAACAGTACAAGCCTATGACGCTACAATTGTAGTTGATGCTGATATTGGTTCAACAGTACAAGCATACTCCTCTGTTCTACAAAACACTACAGCTTCCTATACCACTGCTGAAGAAACTAAATTAGCTGGTATTGAAACTGCTGCTGACGTAACAGATGCTACCAACGTAGCTGCTGCTGGTGCAGTAATGGATACAGACTTCTTGACCAATGGGTTGATGAAGCGTACTGGTGCTGGCACATACACAATTGTTACTGACAACTCTAGTGAATGGGATACTGCTTACTCATGGGGCAATCATGCTTCTGCTGGTTATCTAACTAGCTACACCGAAACAGATCCTGTCTATACAGCATCAAGCTGGTACACAACAACAAACAATTCTACTAACTGGGATACTGCATACGGGTGGGGAAACCACGCATCTGCTGGTTACTTAACGTCAGAAGCCGATACGCTCGATAGCGTTACTGGTCGAGGTGCAAGCACAACCAACGCCATTACTACTGGAGATATAACTGTTACAGGTGCAGGAACTTTGCGAGCACCTACTGGAGATTTAGGCTCTATTGAGATTGATGGTAATGGTAAAGGTGGTTGGGAAGGTTATTCGATTGGTGGTCGAGCTAATTTTATGCACAACAATGCTTCGTCATACGGTTTATATGATGATGTAAATAGCCAGTGGTCTATTACAGCTAATATGTTAGGATCAACAGATATTTGTTATGCTGGGTCAATTAAAATAGCTACAACATCAGGCGGTGCTGCTGTCACAGGCGACTTAACTGCAACCGGAAACGTCACAGCGTACTACTCAGATGATCGCCTCAAGACTAATCTTGGCAAGATCGAGAACGCACTAGAAAAAGTCGAGTCGCTTGACGGCTTCTATTACGAAGCAAATGAGACAGCACAAGCTCTTGGCTACAAGGCTACTAAAGAAGTCGGTGTATCCGCTCAATCTGTCGAGAAGATCATGCCGGAAGTCGTAGCCCCTGCGCCAATCGACGAGCAATATTTAACAGTCCGTTACGAGCGTTTAGTTCCACTGTTGATTGAAGCAGTAAAGGAACTTAGCGCAGAAGTTAAAAAGCTAAAGGGCGTATAAATGGCACTGCCAAGTTCAGGTTCAATATCTTTAAATCAGGTTAATGTTGAGTTAAATAGATCAGGTACTCAGCAAATATCTTTAGGAGAAAGTGCAGTACGAACTCTGTTTGGTGTTCCAAGCGGAGCTATTAGTATGAGCAATGGCTACGGTAAATCAAACTATCAAGCTCAATGGACAGGTAGCTCTATTTATTATTTAAATTGGGGAGTTGTTACAAGCGGGAGTAACTTCTATTTTAGGGCAAACGGTGGAAACGGAACTACGCTGACAGCTTACACAAATGGTTCTTTTACAACCGGAACTTCAATAGGTGCTAGCACTGGAGACTTGAACGGAATTGGTTATACAGGTTCTGTTTTTACAGCTTATATTAATGGCTCACTTCAACCATATCAAAACATGACTTTCTCTATAGCAAATAAATTTACAGGAGTTTCAGGTAATAACAGTACGCCGGGTTTAGGATTTCAAACTAGTGGCGGATCATTTAGATGTAAAAACGGTAATAGCTATGGTGGATTTATAACTTTAAATTAGGATAAGGTATGCAAAAGTTACATTTAAATTATGATGGATTTCAAGATAACGGAATTATTTTTAATGATCTTTATCCTAATGGCGTTATGTTTTTTGGCACACAGTTTAAGCCAACATTGTCATTTGAATATCATAGTTTTGGATACACAGAAGTTTTTGAGTTACAAGAAAATTATGTAGTTGACGCAGGAACTACATTTAGAAGACCAATGACAGATGCTGAGGCTACAGAAATTATTGAGGTTGCTAAGAACTGGGTTCAAGCTCTAGGACAAGAAGGTAATCCTACTCAAGAGCAAAAGGCTGACTCAATTAGATTTGAAAGAAATAGAAAATTATCAGAGTGTGATTGGACTCAGCTTTCTGATTCTCAATTAAGTGATTCTGAAAAAGCAGCTTGGGCAACATATAGACAATCTCTTAGAGATATAACTTCTCAACCTACTTTTCCAGATTCTGTTATTTACCCTACATTGTAAGATAAATTAAATGGCTGCTGTTAATAATAAGAAGAAGGGTAAAGGTAAGGTAACTCCATCTTTAAGTAACACTAAGCGAGACAAGTTTAGTAAGAAAGAGAAACCAATACCAAAGCGTACTAAGCTAAGTAAACGTAAGAAGACAGCTAGTATTGCTAAGAAAAGAAACAACGCTAGGAAACAACTATTTAGATCGAGGTAGAGATGAAAGACAGTAGACTAACTAGAGCAGGTGTTTCAGGATTTAACAAACCTAAACGTACACCAAGCC